TACAACGGCCTCTTGAATTGGGTCGACTTGCCCGCCTGATTGCTCTTGCTCGGCTTGCAATCGTGCTATCTCTTCCTCAACTTCTAATTTCTCTTCATCAGTCCATTGCGATTCTGGAATGATACCGGCATCAAATAATTGCTTACGTGCTCGCTCTTGAAGTATGCCCATGCCCGGGGCTTGAATGTTGCCAATAAGAACGTCCATACCTTGAGCTATAACTTCAGGCGCTATTTCGCCAAGCCTTAGTTGAGCGTTCACAGCTTCTTGCTGCTGGTTCTTAAATGCCGCACCGACTGAGCACGTAACATCGAAATCACCAATAGAGAAATCGTTTAAGGTTTCTAGCTTATTAGTTTCCTTATCGCGAATAGTCTTATTGATGGTCACAATGCTAGCAGTACCATCCTCTTCTAAAATTCTTACTTGTCTTTCGCGCGTATCATAAACAACAGGGATTGCACCCATAAGCACACGACAGCAATAGTTAATACCGACAACTAAAGAGTTATGATACTTAATGTTTGAAGTGTTGCCCTTATTCTCTGCGCGCTCTAAAGCAACGCCACTGACCAATGATCTTTGTGGATCTGTATGCTGATTGGTTGAGGTTTGAATCATCGCCTGCATTGAGGCTGATGTTTCAGCTAATGAAGGATTTACTTGTGCGCCCGGTGTTGGGAATGGTGGGGTAGGGTTTTCTTTGTCGAAATTGTACATTTGAACAGGGTCAGCACTAACATTCATTTGCTCTAATGACGCTTCATGACCAGCCGCTTGGGTTTCAGTCATCCATATCTTAGCGCGCGGAGCAATAGCCCCCTCTTCAATCTTTCTTGATTCTGCATAGTTTAATACGCGCTGAGGGTCGATAAGCTTTCGAGTCTTACCTTGATAGCTGATCTGATTGTCAATAATGTCAAAGTCGCCATAGACCGGGCAAATAGGCAATAAGTCGAAAGGCGTATCACTCTCTTCACCTAACCATCCACCGGCATCGAACCAGCGAGACTTAACTTCAAAGCTTGCGCGCTCAACAGGTTCACGAACGGGAGTAATGCCTTGCTCGGCTAGCTCATCCATTCGAGCTTTTAGCTTATCATCGTCTTCAAATATAGAGCCATCACTGAACTCTATTACCATTTTGCGAACTTCTTTCTTGTAGAGTATTTCGGCAACTACAATGATTTCGCGGGTATCTCGAATACTGCTGCTAGACTCTTGGCCGTTATTCTCGGATAAGCTCTTAGCTAAACCCTTTGGAAATCTATCCTTATAAACTGAAGCATTCAAAGCTCTTAAGTCGAACACCCATCGAGCATCAGACCTGTCTTCCTCAACTGAATTAGAATCGAACCATATTCGGTTAATAGCATTATCAACCTTTTGAATCTTTAGAACCTGCTTAAAGCTTTTCTGGCTTTCAAAATCAGATACGACACGCCAAGCATCGAAGCCGATTTGAATCATCTTTTTGCCTGCACGCTGATAAGTACGTGAAGCATTCGAGGCCACTTGAATATTGCGTATAAGGCCGTTAAGTACCTTGGCAGTCTCCTTACTTGCACCGGCTCCTAATGGGTCGACCTTGGCTTGAAACTCGTTCTGCTCAATCTCACCAGCTATATTGTCGATCTGATGGCTGACCATATCAAACGTATAACGTGGACGGTCGCCAAACTTACTAATAATGGATTCTTCCCACATGCCGTCAACATCATGTAGAAAATGCTGATCTTCTCGGGATAAGTCCCTTGCGTCTTTCTCGTCGTGTTGATCCTTTTCTAATTGGCCAACGATTACGTCATGATCTGAAAAGTCTATACTCATACGACAAAGCTCATTTTTCTAGCCTTCGGGGCTTGGATTACAGGGCATGGCATAAGCATGGCTACACCATCGGACATATTAGGGGATTTAATGCCTAGCTTCTTCATCTGCTGCTTACCCATAATTTGTATTAACCCTTTAGGGTTCGGTATTCTCGGTATGCGACAAATCTCTGACTTAAAAGCACCCATGTTATCAATGCCATCAGAATCAAAGCTTATCATTAAATCAGGGTCCATATACTCACCCTTAATAACACACTTATACGTATTGTAACACCTATCGCCCAAAGTAGTATAAGCCTGTGAGCGGTCGTTTAAGAAGGTCTCTGCGTATGTCGTTGGTGTCTTGTTGCTATCGTCTTGAACCGGCGTATAAATATCTTCTGCTCGATGCTGAGCGCTGCCAGATAATCCACCCCTAAACATTTCATAGGATATTTGAGTACCGGCAAAGGCATCTGATACTTGACGCTTAAGCCCTGCGCCCATTCCGTCACCATCCCATCTGAATATGTTAGCGCCTAAGTTAATAGCCAAGCCAGTAGCCCAGTCACAACCTTCATCAATCTCACCGGCCTTATATTCTTTAACGTGCGTTACTATCGAGCCATGACGCATAGCAAACGACTTGGCATCTTTACCGCCATCGGCTGGATCGTGCGAGGCTATCTTGGCCCCGTGTGGCTCGAACAGCTTTCTAAATTTATCATCAATCTTGTGAGCGTCAACGCATGCGTCAAACCATTCAGCTTTAATTATTGAGTTATCAACAGAATCATTGTGTTTACCGCCCCATATATGGTCATACAGATTGCGCGGCTTGTTTTTGTAGTCGTATTGGCGTTCAGCTTCTAGCCCTGATTGCTCAAACCACGGATTATCATCATGGTTCATAACGACAATTAAATGCAAATCATCTTCATAAAAACCATGCTGATCCAGCTCATCTTGAAACGGAACTATAAACCGCTGGCTAAATGGATCGGCTGAACTGTGAGGGTTCGCTATAAAAATCATAGAAACATCGTCTACGCTTTCTTTTTGCGGCTCAATGCTCGGCAATCCTTTTTGCGGCTTCTTTCTTGCTGTAGGGGTTAGTTTCTCTAATGAATCGGCGGTTATGAATTGAGACTCTTCGATTATGAATCGCTTAAAACCATGGGCTGATTTTATCGAGTCGACGTTTCTTGCTAAGCCAGCAAATTCAAAAGCGTCTTTACCATTGTATTTTATCGTATTGGTTTGGCAGTCAAATCCTTCAAACTCTAATCGCTCTATTTCTTCCGTCAAAAGTGAATGAACAGAGGTTTTCATGCTCGCTTGATATTCACGCAGGCAATAAGTTTTTGACCCATTATCCATAGCATCGACAAGGCCAATATCATGGATACCAACAGACTTAGACGACCCGCGCCCACCAATAACGATGATATAACGCTTAAACGACTTAATAACCGGCTCAAGCTTAGCGGCTATGTATAGATCAGGCTCTTTCTGAGTTATCGACCATTGACCTTTAAGCAGCGTAATGCTGTGAGTGTGACCAGCAGCAGGGCAAACAATACCAATTACGGTACGGCTCTCCCTTCTGGTCTTTTCCTCTAAAAGCTCAATGTATTCAATCTTTTGTTTTCTATTGAGATTCTGAAGCATCAAGCAAAGCCCTTAGTTTAGCGTCGACCTCTTCATCTGAAAGAGCGTTAATTGATTCACCTTTTGATGTAATGTCTTTCTTCTCGGCTGCGTGGCCACCATCCATTTTGTTAATCTCGTTAATGGCTCGGATAGCATCACCGCCAGCAAACTTATATTCACCGGTTGGACCTTCTTTATCCATTACTTGTTCATGCTGCATAGAGCGCTCTACGATCTCTTTGAGCCAGCATAGCTTAGTGCCTGCTGAAATGGAGAACTCTTCTTCTAGGGCCTCTCGATGCCCCTCAAGCGCTTTGATAATGTTAGGCTTTGTTAAGTTTTCTGAAGCGATCTCTTTTGCTGAGTCTTCGCTGTAACCTGCTGATATTGCGGCTTGCAATCCATTGCCACCATTAAGGATATATTCTTTAACAAACGCGTCCTGCGTTGTTGTAAGTTCTATACTATTCTCGCTCATAGCGGATTACCTCGTTAATTAACGGAATAGTTATATTATCACAGATTATGTTAAATAGGATTGATGGTTAGGTTTTCGCTAGTGGCCAGTTATCGCTTTCAATTGTTGATTCGCCAAATATGTAGATTATTTCTTGAGCCTTAACCATAGATTCATTAAATACTTTGTTTGGCAAGTCGTATCGCTTTGATGTTAATACGGCCTTCTTTGCTTTTACTTCATCCACTCTTTTCATTCAATCACCCAATAAGCTGCAATATTATAATAAACGCGCATCCTGATACGAACCCGCCTATTGCATACTTTCGCTTTAATCGGGTTTGCATAATTTCTTTATATTTCGGAGTATCTTCAAGTTTCATATGTTTCTCGTGTAAATGGATGATGAGGGTGGATTTGAACCACCAGCCGCCAGCATCAAAAGCTGGTGCACTACCAATTGTGCTACTCACCAATAATATGGCTCCCCGAGAAGGCTTCGAACCTCCAGTGCCGTTTCCAGCGCTTGATTAACAGTCAAGTGACTTTACCAGTTTGTCCA